TAGGCTTAACACGTCGTGTAGTACATAGTGCATTTAACACACCTTGTGCTTCAGCACCTTCGTCTCTACCTATGTTGTAGTCACCTGTATAAACAATGTTAAAAGCTTTACCTAAACCAGAAGCAGTCCTCATAGCTTGGAATAGTGCAAGCACCATGTCCTTACCACCTGGATACTTAGCTTTCCAAGAGTACACCGAAGAAGAGAACTCAAAGGGTCTTTGGTTCTTTCTCATGTAGTTGATCGTGTTCTCTATAGCTTTTGCTTCTGCTTTAACACGGCCTTCAGAGTTGTCTATGTGTATTGAGTGTACGTGTATGTCTTGTTCTGTATGTTCCAAAAGATTCCATAGTAATGACACACTGTCCATACCACCTGAGTACATTACTATGGCTGTTTCTTTATCGTTTCCTTTAAAGTAGTTTTTGTTTAAACATATATCTAAAGCTTGCTTTACTTTAGTTTCGTAACTCACTTTTTTCTACGTCTCCCTGAAGCAGTAACTGCGTGTTTAATTTTAGCAGGTCCGGTTTTGCGTTTAGCTGAAGACTTCTTTTCAGCAGCTGTCATCTTAGCTGCAACCGCTTTAGGCCTACAAGAAGGGTAAGGACGTTTACTCTTGGTAGCTGACTTACGACCACAAGGCTTACCCGTTTTAACGTCCACCCAGTCTTCTTTAAACCATTTCTTAAGGGCTGCACCCTCTTTACTTTTTCTTACGGCCACTTTTGTTACCCCAGTTTTTAGCACCTACCTTACGGCATTTGGCTACAGCACCAGAAGCGTACGCAGAAGGCCAGACCTTGTATCTGGACTTGACCTTCTTTGCACAAGCGTCGTTAGCTTTTTTACTTTTTGCTTTAGCCATTATGGACGACGCGTTCTTGATCCACGCCTTGTAGTGCTTTGTGTACCTCGTCTAGCACGATTAGCTCTTTCACGCCGTTCTGCAGGCGTAAGTGGTGCAGATCTTGGTGGATTAGAAGGCGGCCTAGGTGGACTAGGTGTGCGTGGTGGTGTCCGACTTGGTGATCTATTAGCTGTTGTAGTACGTTTTTTAGGCGGTCGTCCTACTTTACTTCCGTATGTTCCTTTTCCTTGTGGCATAGTGTTCTCCTTACCATTTAGTTTTGTTAGCCCAAAATGCAGCTGACATCTTACCTTTAGCTATGTTCTTAGCGTGTCTTGCTTTGAACGACTTAGCCCTTTTAGTCATTGTTTTATCACCTGTTTTGCCTTGTTGGCCAAAGCGTATGGTCTTTACTTTGTCACCTTCCTTAGCGACAACTACGTGGGACTTCTTAGGGTGATTAGGAGTCCTCTTTGGTTTGTTGTACCCGCTTACGCCCGCTCGTGCTAGTCTTGGGTCTGCTTTCTTTGACATTAGACAGCTCCTCCACTTTCTTCTCCAGGTCGTCTAGGCGTTGGAACGTTCCCTTGAAGTGGCTGTTGACTTGGTCTAGCAGGGTTTGCATTTCGCGTTGTGTCATTAGCATTAGATTGTCCTTTTTGGTCTATTGCTTTTTCTTTGATAAGCGTTTCAGCAACTTTAAGACGACGTTCAAACTCTTTGTCCTCTTGGTCACCTTCACGCAGGTTACGGGTAATAGCGTTAATCTTGTCAATCTCAAGCTCCTGCGGTACAACAGCAGCCTCTGCAGCAAGCTTAGCGGCACGTGCTTGTGACTCTTGAGCCTGAGCAGACAGAGCAGCTGTTTGTGACTGCTGGAACTGCATTTGTGCTTGCTGAGCCTCCATCTGCATTTGTTGTGCTTGAGGATTAGGCTGTGAAGCTTGTTGCATAGCCGCAAGTAGTTCTTCACGGTTAGACAGATTCATGTTGTCAATAACTGATTCTATTAGTGTACTGTACAACGGTGAGTCCTGACCCATAGTTTGTAGTAGTTGCACAAGTTGAGTTACTTCGTACTCACGCGCAATAATACCTAGAGTAGAACTAGCGTTAAATTTATAGTCAGCTACAGGATAGTTTTCAGGGTCAAACTGCATATAACGGTGTGCAGCTTTCTTGACAAAAGGAATAAGAAACGACTGTTGGAAGTTAATCAGTGTACGCTTATGGCGTTTAATAATAGCGCCAAGAGACATACTAATGCCAGCGGCAGTACTCTCGCCATTAACTTGACCTGCAATTCCTGCTGAGTCCACTGCTCCTGTTGCTTGCTGTACCATCTGCTGCAGTGCTCCGGCTTGAGCAAAAGTGATTTGACTAACTTGACCAAAGTTAAACGGTTGAAGTACTTCACGTGGATCTCCGTTGGTTAGAATCATCTTACCAGGACGTACTTCTGGTTTTGCACCACGTGGTAAACGAGTGGCATCAATAGCCATCATAGGATGAATTGTAAGGCTTAAGGCATCAATACGAGCACGTAGTTCTGTGTCTAAAGCTTTCTGACTGTTGTAGCCTTTTTCACAAACACCACGACCCCAAAAGCGACCAGGTACTACGTCCCAAGGAAAAGCTACTACAGGACGATCAGACATCATGTAGGGGTTAGCCTCTGCCTTCAAAAGTATACCGCCGTTAGCAACCACTACAACGGCCTCTACGTAACGAGAATCTGACTCTACCTCACCTACCAGTTCTTCGTCTTCGTCGCTTGTAGCGGAATCTAGAAGCTCTCGTGGCACTAAACCATAGTACTTAGTCAAACGTACCTTGTCGTCATTGTAAATAGTTAGGTCTTGGTCAGGCTCTAAGTCAGTATCAGGAGCAGCAGAACCAACGTACACGTCACGGTACACGCCTTGTTCCTGCAGAAGTTCTACTTGGTGTTTGCTAACAAACTCGTCAATAGCTACACCCATAGCGTCTTCAACATTAGTTGCTACAGGATCAATTAGGAAGTTCTGAGGCATTACTGGCTTAAGCTTAACAACCACACGGTCAGTAATGTTTACACCTACAGCTTGCAACTGACCTTCCATAATAGGCTCAGTAGCAGGAACCATTTCCTTCATTTCTTCAATAACAATCTCACCAATGCCTGTACCAAAGACTGCTGAGTTAATTAGACACTCTGCGACAGCTTTACGTATCATGCAGTTTTCAAAGTCTTCCGTAAGCTTGTTACGAAGGAACTGTACGTCTTGTCTTTGGGTGTCTCCAAAGTTATCACTAACGTCAAACCACTTGCCACGACCAAACGTAGCTTCTTCTAACTCTGCTACATTAGACTCAACAGCCTGTTGAAGTGCAGGAGAAATAATACGGGAACGCTCAGACCTACGCTCGCTGTCAGAAGGGTCCCACTGACCACGCCAGAGTCGATAATATTCTTCAAATTTGTTTTCATAGTTGCTTTCGTAGTGGTCCCTCCAGTCTTCGCATTTAGTCATAACCCAGTCTTCAAGAGATTCTTGGATCATCAATGGGTCTTGTTCGTATAGTTCACTCATATTAGTATCCTGCTACTACGTCTAAGATTTCGTGGTCTTCAATCTCGTACGTATAGTCGTACGCCACATTAGCTAACTGGTCGATGTAAGCTAAAGCGTCAACCAAGTCATCGTGAGTTAATGGATCAGGGAATTGAAACAACTGGTCAAGAAACCTAGCATTCCACTCACCTTTATTTAACGTAATGTAGCCGTTTTCAAATCTACCTTGTAACGCCCACATAATCCTGTCAGTCTTCTTTTTATTACCGTGTGTTAGTTCTTCTACTCTAAAGAACGTACCGTACTTCTTTTGTAAGTCCACTAAAGGAGACATTACGGCTTGTTTAGCAATACCTCTTTCGATTCCAACCGATACGGGACGGTAATCTCTGACGGCCTGAAAGATTTTAGTAGCCGTTTCGTCAAGACTCCATCGTCCATATATGATATTGTCAACAAACCAACCATGCTCACTAACTTTAACGACGGCGATGGCAGTTTCGTCAAGCTTAGAATTCTTTGTTCGTTTCTTATTGACTTCTTCAAAACCTGCCAAGTCAACAGCAATGTAATAATCTCCTACTTCCGGCTTAGACTTACTAAACTTAACCCAATCTTCCTTAAACATTTCTGACCCACGAGCTTCAAACGACGCCATAAACTCTTGGCGAAACGCGTAAGAAGACATAGACTTTTTAGCAATGTTAATTTCGTCAGGGTCCAACAACGGGTTGTCGTACGACGTAAAATGCCATGATTTGTATGTAGGGTCATCATCTAATTCCGCATATTTGTACAATTCGTAAAAGTGGTTCCTTCCCATTGGCGTACCAATGAACATTGCACAGCCCTTTTGGTCGGCAAGTGCCGGTCTCAAGATCTGCTCAAATACGTCAGGTTTCATGTCTGCGTATTCGTCCATGACTAAAAACTTAAGGCTGACACCTCGCATGGTCTCTGGTCTATCTGCACCTTTGAGGCTGATTGTGGCTCCGTTGACAAGCTTAATTTGCAGATTATTAATGTGACTACCACTAATAACAGGATGTCCCAGTTCCAAAAGGGTTTGCCACATGATGTCTCTGGCTTGTCCTTGAGTAGGTGCGACGTAAAATACATGGCCTCTGTCCGCCTTAAGTGCGTTAACTATTAACATCCACGCTGCTAACCTAGACTTTCCTGTACGTCGCCCAGCAGCTACTATTTTAAATCTTGTGTCGTCTGCCCAAACATCTTGTTGCCAAGGCAGTAACTCAATGTTTAAGTCGGTCAAAAGTTCAGCCTTGGTGTTGCTAGTACTAATTCAAACGAAATGATGCTAACAAACGTTGATCCTGCTTCTGGTGTAAGACTTAGGGTGTCTCCTTCCTTTGCTACTAGAAACTCACCGTACTGTCCACCGAACTCTAAGAACTCTCCAGAGTTAACATTCTTACCTGATAAGAAATCAATGTTGACACTATTGTGTACCCAACGTGCATCAATGCTTTTACTACTACCTGTTGTATTGGAAATAAACAAGTAAGTAACTACTGCGTCATAACCAGCAGGCACGTCCAAGATAGTATTAGAAGAACCAGCAGTCAGTGCATCACCGTGTGAAAACTTCATATCAATAAGTCCACATAACAGGAGTAGTACCACGCGTGTCCACGTGTACAAAACCTTTGTCAATACCTATGCCAGTAAACTTAAGTTCAATGGCTTTGGTCACAATAGTTAGGCGATCAGCGGCATTTGTTATTTTTATGTCTGCCGCGATGCCTTGTGCGTGAGTACCAGGTACGTCTTTCTTAGCCTCTATAGGATGCTTAGTTGGATGCCTATAGCCACTCGTGACTTCAAAAGGAAAACCACATGCCTCACGTAACTCGTCTAACTTTTCTAGAAACTCTCGTTCCATGTTGTTTGTACCAGTAACCTGACAGTCAAATTCTTCTCTAGTGAAGTACTTAAGACTCATCTACTACTTCTCCTTCTATAATGTCAGGTGTTGACACCTCTGCAGTACCTACGCCACTAATGTTGATCTGAATAGCGTTTCTACCAGTGTCTTTTACTACGTCTTTTTCAAAAGCACCTACAGGTAATATACGGTCCATCACAAGTTTCCAAGCAGCAGCCTGATTCTTATGGTCATGGTCCAAAGCAGCATCAAAAATAGTCTCTAGCACCCTACGTGACTTAGGTGAAGCCAACATACGTGCTTTGTATTCATTGATTATTGCTGCGTCACCCTTTGGTCGGCCTACTACACCTTTGTTTCCAGGTTTTACAGCAGCTACTTCTGACTTACGGGGTCTACCACGACCTCTTTTTTTAACAACGTCGGTCATAACATAAATTATCCCTAATTACAACTATAGTATAACATAAGTTTACATAAAAGTCAAGTTATTTTTTAGTTATTTTACAAAGTAGTAGTTTTACTAGTGTAAACAAGAGGTTACATAAGCAGTAATTACCGTTATTTTTTCTAATTTTGCTCTATTTTGTACGTAGGTAGCTACAACTATAATTATACAGTGGCAACAGGGGCCCCCGCCTCAAGTTTACACCAGGAAACTAAAGAAGTCAAGCCGTAGTTTTACCAGTTGACACGGGTTGCAACTCATGTTAGCCCGTGAAGCTGGCATGGTTGTTGCATGAGGTGCAACATGGGGACAACCTGTGGATAACTTTGGGTGCAACATTGGCACAGAGATTGCATGAGTTGACAAGTGTGTGAGCTTATGTTGGTCCCTTTGGAGCTACTTATATTTATACACGCGCACGCGAGTACACCAAACACCAGGCATTGTCAATAGTTATTCATAAACTAAATGACTTTGTGATTCAGTATTCAAAACTAATATTGGACTGCAGCAAGTGTTGCACCTAAAGTAACTACATCAGCAAACACAACGGAGCACCACAACATGACAAAGAAACTTCAAAGCTTAGACACTCAATACCTGCAAGAGAGCATCAAGGACTGTAATACACCATTGAGAAGGTTTTTCCGGTGTTGGCTTGACGGATCATACAAAGGGTTTGAACATTATCAGGACAACGTATTCATGTTGTCACGTCATCATGACAAGCCAAAAGTTATACGAGGTTATGTCATCTGTGAGTTTTGTGACTACATAGCGCATGAGTACGACTGCAGCACATCAACGGTACGTCAACACATGACCAACAGTCTCACCACAGAAGAGCTAGAGCAATTTAACGCAGAGCTAATAGATGACGCACTTGACCTTGTGCGAGATCAACTGGAGGAAGTAGCATAATGACAACTTATCAAGCAGCATTGTACAAACTAAACAAAGCTAACACACTGAAGGAACTAAAAAGGCTAGACAAAAGTTTTGAAAGGATTTACAACAACGGCTTTTTTACGGTCATTCAATACCAAACACTAGACCAAAAACTAGTAGATAAACTAATTCAATTAGAGGGTTAAGCGATGAAACTTAAGCAACTAGGCAGCAACACAACACAGGTCACCTATGATCTACACACTGGACCAATGGACATTCTCTTTAGCTACGAAACACCGGTTGCAGCATGGCTACCAAACAGAGGGTACATACGTACACAAAAGAAGTTCAGCCCAACTACAACCAAACATATCAACCAATGGTTACAAGGTGCTGAAGCTTACGAGGTGCCGCAGTCAGACATTGAGGAGCTAGTATTATGAAATCATCGGTCGATTACTTCACAAGCTTTGATATGAACAATGGCAAAACAAAAGTTTATTGCGGTTACTCAGACATAAACAGCGCACACATTGTGTGGCGTCAAGATGGGGACTATGTGGGCAACATGTTAATTTATAGCGACGTAGGTGACGCCTTGGAGGACTTTAACACACGTAGAGAGTTTGCACAGGCTATAGGAGTTTTGGACAATGTTTGAACAATGGCAGCCATGTTGGGACGTAGCGTTACTAATAATAGGTGTTGGCTTTTGGTGGGCCATGTGTTCACTCTATGAGAGATTCACAACTAAACCAAAGGGAGCAACCAGGAAGTGAAGAAACGTAGCCACGTTAGTGATTACTTCATGACTCAGGAAGAAGTTGCAAAGGTTTTAAACTTAAGTAGGGCAGAAGTTCAACAAATAGAATACCAAGCATTGAAAAAATTAAAGCAATCTGATAGGCTCAAGAAGTACGTAGGAGCAAAGGAGAACTAAAGATGACAAGAGAAACAGCGGACGTTTGGCATGATGACTATTACGACAGGTTAGAAGGCAAAGGTATTTATAAACACTATGTAGAACCTGAGTACGATCCTAACGCTGAACCTGATTATGGGCGTATGAACACTGCTATGACTAAACTGCAGTTAACAGTGGAAGATCTAAACGAACAACACCGGCAAAAACTAGAGCGAATGCAACAACTGGCAGACTCTATAAATCACCTTAAGTACTTAACAAGAGGCAACAAGTAATGGTCGAACAAATGATACCACCAGACCCAACGGACTACTTCAGTGCTGCAGAGATGGACTACATGATGGCTATGATTGAAGAATACGAAATAGAAATGTTTCGCCTTAAGGTCAAAGGGGACTTGCAAAAGATGTCTAAAGCTGATCTTGAGCGTAATATGCTAGATATTTATGGGGACAACTGGAAAAACATATGAGATGTAAAGCATGTGATAGAATCTTAGAAGAAAAAGAAATGTTAAAAAAAGACAACCACGGAGAGTTTCTAGACCTATGCAACAACTGTTTATTTTCATCTATAGACACTAATGTTGACAGCATTGGTACTATTACCGAAGATTTATTCTTGACAAATAACGATGATTCTGATACCCTCTACTAAAGTAGTACATAAGTATTAACTAAGTAGTAAACAGAAGTAGTTAAACCTAAGTAGTAAAACATAGTAGTAAACTACATTAGTACTCCTGTAGTACTTCTGTAGTACACCAGGAGACAACTTAAGTATGATTAGAGACGAGTTTAGTGTGTACGAAATAACCGGTGGTGACTACTCCATCTATCGCCTTGGCTACAGTGAGGCTAGAGACGTCGCTAACGAGATTATGAGGTGTGACCCTTATGGCGGTATACCTTTTGTTTTAAAGCTCGAGATGGACACTAGAGAGGCTCCTAGCGACAGTGTGAAGATCAGTAGGTCTGACTTTGAATTGTTCCTAGAGAAAGCCAGTGATCCATTCCCAACACCAGAGGACGACTAACATGAAATTGTACATAGAAGACCCTGTTGAAATTGAGTACC